TAATATTAACCATCTTGAAAATTCTGAAGCTGAGAAAGAAATCTCAGAAAGACCAGAATACATTCCAGAGAAATTTTGGGATGCAAAAACAGGTCAAGTTAGAGAAGAAGAAGCATTTAAATCCCTCGCAAACCTTGAGAAAAAATTCTCGCAAGGCAAACACAAAGTCCCAGAAGAATACGACACAGAAGTCTTAACATCTAAGGGTTATGATTTAGAAGATCCTATGGTTAAAACATATGTTGGTTGGGCAAAAGAAAATGGTGTAAACCAAAAAGGTTTTGAAGATTTAGCTAATCAAATAATAGGTATTTCTGGTCAAACTAAAGATGACTATGAGTATGAAGAAAAAGCTGAATTAGAAAAGCTTGGTAATAATGCTGAAGCTATTATTAGATCTAATAAGCAATGGGCAAATAGTTTAGTTAATAAAGGACAGCTTACAGAAGAAGAAAGAGCTGAAATAGATGTTTTAGGCTATACAGCTTCTGGTCAGAGAACTATCCAGAAACTTAGAGCTATGATGGGTGATACTATGAAAATTCCTACAACTGAAACTATTGGTACACAAGAAAGTGAATCAGAGTTTCAAGTTAGAATGTCTGCATTAATGTCTGATCCTAGATATGGAAATGATCCAGCATTTACTAATAATGTTGAACAAGAATTTGGTAGACGTTATCCAAGTAAAGCTGGTTAAACCCTATAAGTATCTTTAACTCTTTACAAGCTGTAGCTTGTAATGTAATTATATAAATAATCTATAACCTATTTCTATAGGCAGATTTGGTTTATGAGAAATCATACGTTGCAGAACGTAATCTGTAGCCAAAGGCTGGAATTATCCAACAACCTAGATGGTGTTCATTTTTTAACTTTAACAGGAGTTGATTATGTCAACAAATCTTAGTCCAGCTTTTGTACAGTTATTCGATGCAGAGGTTAAACAAGCCTATCAAGGTACTTCCCTATTGCAAGGAATAGTTCGTACTAGAACTGGTGTGGAAGGGAACACAGTAAACTTCCCAACATTAGGTAAAGGAACTGCAAGTGTTCGTACTCCAAGTACTGACGTTGTACCTTTAAATTCAAGTTTTGCTTCTGTATCATGTAGTTTAACTGACTACGTTGCTTCAGAGTATTCAGATATGTTTAACCAGCAAAAAGTTAATTTTTCAGAGAGATCTGAATTAGCACAAGTTGTTGGATCTGCAATCGGAAGAAGGCAAGACCAAATCATCCTAGATGCTTTAGCTTCTGCTTCTGCTGGATCTACAGTTGCAAATACAGTTGTAACTTCTGGATCTGCAACAGCTTCTAACCTAAATGTGGGTAAGATTATTCAAGCATCAGAAAAGTTAAACATCAAAAACGTACCAGCAACAGACAGACACATGGTTATTCATGCTTCTGGTTTAGCTGGATTACTAGCTGATGAAAGAGCTGTTAGTGCAGACTTTGCATCTATTAAAGCTTTGACACAAGGTAGTGGTCGTATTGGTGAGTTTATGGGATTTACAATCCATGTATTAGGAGATCGTGACGAAGGTGGTCTTTCTAAAGATGGAAGTAATGACAGAACAAACTTTGCTTTTCATAGCTCTGCTGTGGGTTGTGCTGTTGGTATAGCTCCAAAAACAGAGATTAATTACATTGCTGAAAAAACAAGTTTTCTTGTTACTGCAATGTTGTCAATGGGTGCTGTTGCAATTGATGCAGATGGTATCGTTGATGTTATTACAAGGGAGAGTTAAGTATGGCTTACGACAGAAGTGGATGGAATCCAATTGGTGGTCAATCCAAAAAAGGGACTGCACCACAAGTCTTCACTTACACAACTACAGATTCTGTAGCTACTTTAAACACAAGTGGTTATTTTAATGATGTATCGACAGAGGTTGCTGTGGGTGACGTTATTATTTCTGTTACAAGTACTGGTGGTACTCTAGCATCATCAATACATACAGTAGTTTCTAATGCTTCATCAGTAGTTGATGTAAGTGATGGAACAACTATAGCACAAACAGATAGTGACTAACATTTTAGGTGGGAGCATCACAACGATGCTCTCGCTTTTTACTTAGGAGTAGAAAATGGCATCTGGTGATACAGACGTAAAAATTTGTAACAAAGCTCTTCTTCTTCTTGGTGCAGAAAGTATTACTTCTTTTACAGATGGATCTGTTGCTGGTAATGCCTGTAATCTAATTTATGAAGATGTAAAAAAATCAACACTTGGAATGTATGCTTGGTCATTCACAATAGCAAAAAAAGAATTAAATAGAGATACAGAAACTCCAAATTCAGAATGGAGATATCTATACAATATGCCAAATGATATGCTTACAGGAGTTCCTAGAGCTGTCAGAACAAGTGGTAATGCTGGTAGTCCTCTTACAACAGCATGGGAAATGGGAACTAAATTAAATGGATCTTCTGCACTACTTACTAACGATACGTCTATATTTATAGATTATCAAAGAGATGTAGAAGAAAGTAATTTACCATCATATTTCACACAATTGCTAACATATCAGATAGCTTGGCATTTAGCTGAAGTTATGACAGATCAAATAGCTAAGTCAGAATATTGGAGAGGAGTAGCACTAGGAGTAGCTGTTGAAGGTTACAGAGGTGGTTTTTTTAGACAGGCAGTAAATATAGATAGTGCTGGTCAAACACCTTCTGTCATTCAAGATTATTTATTAACTGATGTGAGATAATATGCCTAGATTACAACAATACCAAAGTAATTTCTCACTAGGAGCTATAGATCCCCTACTACGAGGTAGAATAGATTTACAGCAATATTACTCAGCTCTAGAAACTGCTAAGAATGTTTTAATAGAACCACAGGGTGGTTTTAGCAGAAGAGCTGGTTTGAAATTTTTACAAGACCTTACAAGTGACAATGCTTCTAATGGTGTAATGCTAATACCTTTTGAGTTTAGTACTACACAAAATTTCTTAATTGTTGCTACAGCTTATAATACAGCAAATACAATTAGATTTAGATTTTATGTAAATCAAACTTTAATTACAAACATTAATGGTTCTGGTAATAGTTATGTAGATTACAATGTAGGATCATTATATTCTGTATCTAACTTTGAATTAAAAAAATTATATTTTACACAAAATACAGACACACTAATTTGTGTGCATGAAAATATGCAACCATTCAGTGTTGTAAGAGGGACAGCCAATAATTTATGGACAATATCAGCATTAACTTTAGTAAAACCAAAAGCACAATTTACTAAAGCTACAACTAGTCCTTCAGCTACTATTACACCAGATGCAACTGATGGAACTGTAAATATAACATCATCAGTTTCTGTTTTTAATGGTAGTCATGTAGATCAATATATTAATGTTCTAAATGGTTTTGGTAGAGCTAGGATAGTAGAACAGCCATCATCAACAGAAGTTAAAGTTGTAACTGAAACACCATTTTTTGAAAAAGATGTAGCTATAGCTTCTGGTGCTTGGGAACTAGAAACTGGTTATGAAGATGCATGGTCTGGCACTAGAGGATATCCTAGAACTTGTACATTCCATGAGGGTAGACTTTATTTTGGTGGTAGTGCCACATTACCTTCTACTTTGTTTGGATCTAAGGTTGGACAATTTTTTGATTTTAAAGCTGATGAAGGTTTAGATGATGATGCACTACAAGTCACATTAACTACTGACAATGTTAATGCAATTAATGCAATTAAGTCTGGTAGAGATTTACAGATATTTACATCTGGTGCTGAATTTTTCCTACCTCAAGCAGATTTAGAACCTATCACTCCATCTAACGTAGTTGTAAAGTCAGCTACTAGAAGAGGAGCAAAAGAAAACATAAGACCTCAAGGAGCTGAAGGTGGAACATTGTTCATACAAAGACAAGGCAAAGCTCTTAGAGAAATGTTATTTTCAGACGTAGAGCTGTCGTATGTGGCGAATAATATAAGTCTGCTCTCCTCACACTTAATTATCGATCCTCAGAAAATGGCTCTACGACCAGCCACAGATACCACAGAAGGTGATTTATTGATGATAGTCAATGGTACATCTACTGCTGGTTATCGTTCTGCATCCACAGGTTTTGCTGGAGGAATGGCTTGTTTTATGATGAACAAAAGTCAAAACATAATAGCTCCTTCATTCTTTAAAACTGATGGTGATTTTATAGATGTAGCTGTTGATTTAGATGAAATATATGTAGTTGTAAAAAGGTCTATTGGTGGATCAGATAAATATTATTTAGAAATATTTGACGATGATTTTACAACTGATTCAGCAGTACAAAAAACAACTGGGTTTTCTGGTACAAGTTATACAGGACATAGCCATTTAGAAGGCAAGACAGTTGCAGTAATTAGAGATGATATTGTTGATCCTTCTGTAGCTGTTTCATCTGGTGCAGTTACAACAATTGCACAACCATCAACATATATAGAAGCTGGATTAGATTTTGACGTTGAAGTTAAGACTATGCCATTTGAACCAAAGTTAGCATCTGGATCTGTGCAAAGTCAGAAAAGAAGAATACTTGAAATATCTCCTATGCTTTTTAAGACACAAAACATAGCAATAAATAACAAAGATATTCCTTTAGATACATATCCATTAAGTGGATCTGGTGGTGTTCCTACATTTACAGGGACAAAAAAAACAATGGGTTTTCTTGGATATACAAGGGATGCCCAAATAACAATAACACAAAACCAGCCTGTCTTTATGACAGTATTGAGTTTAGATTTTAAAGTGAGTGTAGGTCAATGAGTGGTGCTGAATTATATCTTGTAGCAAGTTTAGTTTCTGCTGGTGCAACATATGCAAAAGCAAAATCTGATAGTAGAAATTTAAAAGCTCAAGCATATCAAACTGAAATAAAAGGTAGAGTTGATAGAGCTAACTTTAAACAACAAGGTATAGAAACCTTAAAAGAAATGAACAAGGTAATGTCAGCAAATGTAGCAAGAGCTTTTTCTGGCAACTTAGATCCATTTAAATCTGGAGAAACACCAGACATAATACAAAGTTATAGTTTAAGAGCTGGTATAAATGATTTTACTATATCTAGAGATAATGCAACTACAGTAATGAAACAGGCAGAATATCAAGCAGAAAGTCTAAGAGCTTCTGCAAGAGATACAATGAAGTTTGCCACTTTACAGCTTGTATCAAATGTAGCTATGGCTGGATATAATTATTCAACTATAGGTTCAGCTCCTTCTGCAACAACATCAACAAGTAATAATTTTTTAGATCCATCTTACACAGACTTTGGAACAACTGGTACAAGATCACAATTTATGAACCCTATAAGACCTCGCAGTAGGTTTATGCCTAGTGGACAATAGATATGGCTGAAAGATTTAAAAGATATTCATCAAAAGGTTTGGCACTAAGAATGCCAAGTGTAGATTTTAGTTTTGAGAAAACTAGATCTAATAACCTAGCTAATTTGAGTAGAACCTTAGATTCTATGTCTGAAATGTTTTATAAGAATGCTGTACAAACTGCTAAAATAGAAGGTGCTGAATATGGTGCTTTAAATGCTCCTACAGTAAAACAACTAGAAGATGCATCTGAAAGTAATACTGAATTAGATTTTGTAGGTGATAAAACAACTGTATTTGGTAAATATGCTAGAACAGCTACATTAGAAGCAACATCTGATAATCTTACATTAATAGCTAAACAGAATATTGCTGACATTGTATTAAGAGCTAAAAGAGATGATGTTGAGCCTACTGAAGTAGCTAAACAATTAGATAGTGTTGTATCTGGATTAGCTGACGTATTAGATACTGAAAGTCCTGTCACAGCTCGTAAGTTTAAAGCATCACTAGGAGTATATTCTAATGCAGAATATAAAACATATGCATCTAAATATATTACTGACAAACAAAAAGAAATACAGGCAAACTGGTCTTTAGATTTAGAAAATACTTTAACTACAGTATTACCTAAAATTATACAATCTGGAACACCTACTAAAGTTCCTACAGGAACAACAAAAGATGGACAAACTGTAAACAAAACAATTCAGACAGCTACAACTTTACAAACAATACAGTCCATTAAAGAAAAAGTTCTAGCTAGACGACCTGTAGGTATGTCTGCTGAAGCTATACTAGCATTAGAAAAAAGGTTTGATGACAGAGTATTACAAGTAGCTAAAAATATTATCAACGATTCAATATTCAATAATGAAGATCCACAAAAAATATTAGATCTTATAAATAACAACCAATTCGATAAACTGCCTATAGCAATACAAAGTGCTTTTTCTGTTGTAGAAGGCGAAAACAAAGCAGTATTAAAAAAGATAGCAAGTGAAGCTGTAGACGAAAAAAGAGGAGCTATAGAAAGAAAGATAAATCACAACAATCTTGTAAGAGAAGATCTTATAAAGAAACTAGATATACAGGCTTATGGTGCTTTAATTAATCCAAATTCAGACGAAGGATATAAACAGCTTACTGATATAATATTACAGTTAGATAAGTTAGATCCAAAAAAAGCAAAAGAATTTAAAGAAATTTTAAAAAATAATCCAAAATTACAATATGCATCAACATCAAAGCCAACAGTTTTTAATTCAATAACTATAGCATTTAATGAAAAAGAAGTTTTTGTAACACAATCAAGATTAAATAAATACTTGCTAGATAAAGAGTTAAGTAAAGAAGATTACGATAAATTTAGCTCCGATCTAAGAGCTAGAAACAATACAGAATTTAACAGAGTTTTAGCTGAAGCTAGAGCAAGTTTAAAAATACCTGTGTCTATTGTTGGCAACTCAGCAATCATGAAAAACTGGGCATTTAATGTGCTTAAAAGTATTGAACGAGGAATGTACGAAGCTAGAAGAACAGATCCTAATTTTGTAGCAAGTAAATGGCTAGAAGATAATTTTGTTACATACAAAACAAGGGGTGAAGCTACAGAGTACGATATTGTAAAAAACATAGCTGAAAAGCATTTAAGTATAAAAAACTTAAATACCTTAATTAATACAACTACTGACACAGCAAGAAAACAACAACTTATAGATGACAAGACTAGAATATTAAATTGGAATGCTACTGCAACTAATGAGAAAAAAATTAAAGGTTATTAAATGGATGAATTTGATAAAATATACACAGAACTAGAATCTGTAAGAAACGAACCAAATACATTTATT